AGCCCCAGACATTGACTCCGTTGAACACCCTGTCGTTCGATTCCACGACCGAGAGGAGCCTGGAGCCGTCCTCTACATCTCGCGCAAGCGCCCGCAGGGTGTTCAACAGGCTGTACTCAGGCTCGACAGGAAGGGGGCCGTCGAGATTGAGCGCTGGCCCTATTGCCGTGAATTCACTCATCTCTCAGGCCCCTTTCCGTCAGTCACTCAGCAGGACAGAGCCGTTCCGAGTGCGGGGAACTCACCGCTCGGGCAGATGCCCTGAGTGATCCAGTAAGCGCCCTGCGCTGGTCCGAGCATCGCCAGGTTGCGGAATCGCTCACCGAAGATCTGGAAGTCGTTCGTGGAGTTGAGAGTCGAGTCACGAACGAGACCCAGTTCGAGCGAACCGGAATCGACACCGATGAACTGACCCACGGGATAGACCCCGTACTGCACGTCGTCCGGGAAGTCAGCGAGTGCGCCGGCTGAAGCAGCCGCGAAGGCCTGACTCGTCCCGCCCGTAACAGCGTCCTTGTAGAGCACGACCTGGAATCCGAGCGAGGAGAGGTGGGCAACCATCGCCGACTGCGCCTCGAAGCGAGTGAACTGCGTGTACGCAGAGTCTGCTGCCAGCGCATCCGCGATCCAGTCGGGAAGAAGCACAGTGAAGGTCGCCCCCGAAGGCATCCGCAAGACGTAGCGGATGGCTGCGGTGGCCTTCATCAGCGCGTGTACAAGGTCGCCGTAGGCTCCCAGGATTTCGGTCTGGGTGAGGTTGATCGAGAGCGTCTTGATGCGATCGAGCATGAAGCCCTCGGACGTGCGCGACAGCGCCGCCATCGTGAGCTCGTTCTCATGCTGGATCCGCTCCGGCCATGCCATCGCGTTCAAGTTGCCGTACTCCCGGCAGTGCGCCAGGATCTGAACGGCGACTTCCGTGTAGTCGACGCAGTCGAGGGCCTGGCAGGACTTGGTTGCGAAGGTTCCACCGAGCGCGTCGTTGGCCTCACTGATCGAGGAGATGGCCGTCTCGATGTCACCGATGTAGGTGGCAGCGGGAACATTCACTCCGCCACGATCGGCCTGGAACTTCGGAAGCGAATCCCACACCGGCTCCGCCGTCGTTGCGAAGTTCGGCATCGTGTAGATCGGGGTGAGCGGAGCGCAGAGTCCGCCGGAGGCAACGAGTGCCTGCGGATTCCCCTTGCCGTAGTCTCCCCACGAAACCGTCTCCGGGATGACGTTGCGGATCTTGCGAGCGTCCTCGGGGAAGTTGCCCGTGAGCCGAAGTTCCTCCGGGAACTCGAACTCAGCGCGAGCGATCATCTTGCGCTCTTCGATCCCGTTTGCGTGCTTACCTGGGACACCCCACCTGCGCCCCTCATCGCTCATAAGCTTCGCGAGCGACTCGGGATTGAGGTGTGCGCCGCCACGCTGCTCCTGGAGACCGGAAGCCGCCACGAGGGCCGCTCCGGACTCCGACTTCAACTGCCTGTCAGCCGAAGGCGCTGGAGGCCGGCGCACGGGCGGCAGATTCCTCTGCGGAGTAACCACCACAGGCTCGACCTCAGCGGAAGCGAGAACGAGTTCCTTCTCCTCTTCCACGACTTCCTCGGCAGGGGCTTCTGCAGCCTCCTCCGTGATGGCCTCGGCCTCAGCTACGACTTCGAGATCCTCGGCTGACTCCTCCGACTTCTCTCCGCCTTCGCCTTCCTCGTCCGGGTCATCTTCGGCCTGAACCTCTTCGCCCTTCATGCGGGCGACCTTGGCTGCGAGCTCGGTCTGGAAGTTCTCCTGCGCCTCCAGACGTGCGCTCTGCTCTGCGCGGATGGCCTCGACCTGAGTCGCGCCAACTTCCAGAGCTTCAAGGATCTCCTCTGCGGTTGCGCCCTTGAGGAAGTCTTCGTCCTGCTCCTCGATCAAGGCCGTTGCGGAGAGGTGCTCCTTGAGAAGATTTTCGAGATCTTCATCCGAATGACCGCTGAGGTCCTCGGGGATCTCGGGGAATAGCGGATCCATATGTAGTCCTTTCGGCAACGTCATGTCAAAACGCGCCGGAACATATGGTTCCGCCTAGCGCGCTAGAGCTATATGGCCCTTCGCGCTACAGATCTTGTATCAGACGAAGGCGATAGAGCAACCTTGGTCTTTCCCTGATAGGGGAGTTGAAGGAGCGACCGCATAGCTCCCGAGTTTCAGATCTGAGGCTCTCCCACCACTTAGCCGAGAAGCCCCTCTGTCGTGTCCTCGCGGTGGCGCTTGCGCTCCGCTGGTCAGGCCGCTGGCTTCGTGGTTACCCCTTTATCTACCAGCCCCGCCGCTTCCCAGGTACCTCGCCTGAACTCTCTCGGGAGATGTCAGCGGAGCCGTGCGCTAGGCTTCTCTCAAGTTCTGGGGCACAGAACTTAGGCTACAGGGGCGGGACGATGTTCCCGCCCTTTGCCTTTCACCACTCGTAGGCGAGACCGTCTTCCGCCAGACAGACGGCGCGGCGCTGTGGATCCTTGCCCCAACTGGCCCTGCGCCCCCCCTTCACCGAAGGCTCCATGTCCGGGTGCTCCACGAGCGAAGGCACGGCCACGAGGATCTCCTGCCCCGTATCGCGGTGCCAGCGGCCGGCGTTCCCGTCATCGGCGCGAGTCATCTTCGGATGCGCATCCCCCCAGGCTAGAAACTCCTCTGCCTTCGCCTTCGGCCAGAGAACTGCCACGAGAGGAACAATCGGGGAGCGCAGGAGACGGATGTAGGGCTTCTTCGCGATGAGAGCCCGGCGCATCTGCCCCGCGGTGCCCTGCGGGAACCCTCCTAGGAAGAGACAGACCGGAACATCGTGGTTGGAGAAGGAGATCGCGTCGACAGCTCCCGCGAAGTTGCGACAGACCACTGCGTCATCCTGAATTACGAGAAGATGCGTGCACTCAGGAATGTCGCTGAGACAAGCACGATAACCATCCCAAGGACTAGGAGGATCACTGCTATGCAGGCACACAGTTGCCGGAAGTCCCAGAGAGTCTGCGAGTGGCTGGTGGAGATGGGCACGCGCGGGGTGTCCCTGGATCCGCGCTAGGACTGACAAAGACGCGGGTAGCGCTTACACACGGCGCGACGCACCTGCGCCTCCTCCGGCTTTCCGGCCGAGCGAGCAAGCGCGTTCCTGGCGTGAGCGAGATCGTGGATCGGATACCGCCTCTCACCAGGCATCGCGAACGAAGACTTGGGAAGCGAGTTTCGCTTCTCGGAGGTCAGAACAGCCGCAGTCATCATTCTGGTCGAGAGCGCCTTCTTCTTACGCTTCTGCGACGTCGTGTAGGCGGCGGTCAGCGGCTCTTCCTCGCAGCCGCAGTAGCCGGGGAGGATGAGCGCCTGGACGCCACCTTCGATCGCTGCTGACAGCGCCAGTTGCGGGATGGGGAAACCAGGAACGGGTACGGCCAGGGCCGCCACCATCTCGAGATTCCCGTTCAGCGAGCGCCAGTCGCCCGAGAGCGGATTGGCCCTGAGCGCAACGAGACCTTCGGGAGCAAGATCGGGCTTGAGGACTCCCGAGAACCAGGGGCCGAGCTTTCCGTTGGTTGCGCGGACGTAGGCACCCACAGACCCTGTGTTGTCGTAATGCCTGGACGCCGCAACGACGTCGGAAGTGAGTGGAGCGTGGTCGGTATCGAAGGTGATCTTTCCGATGGCAACTCTCTCTCCTTCCGCCGTGATGATGTGACCGAGGTGGAACTGGGAGTAGTCCGTCTTCGAGCGCGGAGGCGTCACGCACTGCTCGAACGCGCCGCCCATGAAGCCTCTGTGGCAGGAACCCCACAGCGCCGGGTGTCCGTAGACGCGCCCGTCGTCCTCGTAGGTCATGGGAGTCGCGGTATCCGGCTCCGGAGTGTTGAAGAACTCCTGTGGAGGCGAGAAGGCCGCAGCGGCCGTAATCGATACCAGAGTGTTGTCCGTGATGTTCGACTTCCACTCGATTCCGTTCAGGAAATTCTCGGAGACGTAGTAAATCTTCGGAGCCTCAGACATGAGTTACCTCCAGAGCACGTTCTACGGATGCTACGAATCCTGCCGGAAGCCCTGGACGAAGGTCGAAGAGCGTCTTTCCCGCGTAAAACTCCAGCATCTGCTTGAGGGATTCGGCCTGCACGAGATCACAGCCAGCCTCCAGAAGTTCGTCTTTGAGGCCGTCTGCCCCTCCGCTCACGAGCTTCTGAACATCCTTGATCCCCAGCTTCATCACCTGCTCCGGACCAAGGATGGACGCCACGAGAGCGTTGGGCTTCCCGTCTGTCGCCTCCTGACAGTCGGGGCACTTCTGCTGGGCGC